TTATTCAGGCATTTTTGTGGTATTTGTGGCAAAATTTGTGGTATTTTCATCTGTTTTTAGTGTGAAAAAAGCATCTACTTTGGACTGATTATATTGACGCAAATTAGAACTTAGATGACTATAGTATTTCAAGGTTGTATTAATATCATCATGACCAAGTCTATCAGCTACATATATAATATCCATGCCAGCTTCTACACATAAGCCTGTGTGCGTATGTCGTAGCTTGTGTAATGTCACTGGTTCAGAATTAATTGTATTACATATCTTCTTCAAAGCTTTATTACATGACGCGTTGTCAATGGGCTTATTGTGGTAAGTGATGAATAATAACATCAACGGATTCTGTATATCATGTTCTTTCATATAATCAGTATGCCATGTAAGATAAGACTGTAAATATTGAACAGTAGAGTTATCAATATAAATCACACGTGATTTTTTTGTCTTGGTATCAATGAATGTATTAGTGTACTTATAATCCCACGCTTTATTGACTGTTATAGAACGTTTAGCGAAATTAATATCTTTCTTTGTTAGTGCAATAATCTCTTCGAACCTCATACCTGTTTGCACTGCTAGAAAGATAACTGCTCGTGATATAGAATGAAAATTTGCAAGTTCTTCTAATAGTAAATGAACCTTGTCGGTTTCCATAAATTGTGCTTTTGTTTTTGCCACATCATGTCCGCTTATATGAGCGCCTATGGCTGGGTTTTTCTTCATGTAGCCTAAATGGACAGCTTTATTAAAAATCGCTCTAATTTTGCGGTGCCGGGTGTCTACAGTAGCGACAGCGTAATCTAATGCTAAATGATTAATAAATTGCTGATATTTAACAGCGTCAATTGAATTTAACTTTATTTTTTCGTCGAAATAATTAACGAACTGATTATAAGCTAAGTCATACAAGTTAATTGTTGATTGACTACTTTTATTTTCTTTGAAAGTTTTCATAAATAGCGAATAGAATTCTTTGAAATTCCATTCTTTTAGTGAATTACTATCATGTTCAGCTTGTTTTAATAATTTAGACGCTTTATACATTAAGTTTGTTTCACTTGTATCTGTCAAACGCTTTTCTTTCCATTCACCGTCGACTTTGATGCGCAAACGAACGGCGTATTTTCCATTTTTTAACTTTTTAATTTTCATTAATAGCACCACCTCTTTGATTTGGAACGTATGTTCTTTTGAAGGGTACAGCAAACTATGTTAAAATATATTTGCATACTCCTATGTGTGTGTTTGAAAACGCTTATCTCTTGCGGGGAGGGCGTTTTTTTGTGTTATCTATCTTTATTGAAATTTTTGTTCATTTCAATTTCAGCCTTATCTTCTTTTAATCCTGTTATTTTGACCCCATTTTTATTGTAAGAGTGACGGGCATTTAATATAGCTGAGTAGGCGCCCTCAGTGTAATGCATGTTTACATAAAGTGCATCTACTTTGCTTTTGTATTTGTCAATTACTTTATTAACTATTTCGTCAGATTGTTTTTTTGAGATTTTATCTTTTACAACAACCTCTAAGTGTTTGCCTTGTGTTTCTTCATTTTCATTAATCTCATTGATAGTATAGTTTTTTGTACTGACCAAATCATTAGTCTGTTCGCTTTCTTCAGTTTCATTTGTGTTCTTTTGTTTTACGTCATCATTGCCACAAGCAGCCAACACGAAGCCAAATGCGAGTAACAAATTAACTATTAAAAAACCCTTTCTCATTTCAAGTCTCCTTTTTTAATTATGTTCTCCGGTCCATGTCCATGAGGAATCATATAAATGAATTTCGTATGGTCCGTCGTTTTTCACATCAAAAAATACATTTCCGGTATAGGATTTTCCAGGTGCAACTTCTTCTAGCATGAAATCTTTGGAAGAAACTTCTCCTTTTTCATCGTTTCCATCATATATTGAGAATTCTGCCGCGTTAGCAGTATAAGGTTCTGTTCCAGTATTTTTAAATTCAACTATGGCTTTAATAAAGTATTTACCGGTGCTTTCATCTTCAGCAGTAGGAGTGACCTTTTGTGCATCTTTTATTATCACATCCACCGAGGTTTCATCGTCTTCATTACTAAATGATTCTGCATCTCCAATACTCAAAGACCCTGTTTCATCAGTTTCCGAAGATTCATCTGTATAGTTATCTTCAGCTGGAGCTTCCTCGGCCAAATCCTCGGATTCATTTGGAGTAGAAGTGCTTTCTTCATTACTTTCCTCTTTTTCGTTATAAGCTGAATTTCCACATGCTGTTAGGCCAAAACTAAAAACAATTAATAAACCTGCTAACAATAATAATTTTTTCATCCCAATTCTCCCTTTATTAAATTTTTATATAAACACATTTGTGTAAATACCTAACAAGCAATAATCTGTATACTACTTCTAAAAATGATAACATATCCGTTACACTCAACAGTGTTACCATATTTACTTTTATAATATTCTATAGAATGTTTTAAAAATTCTTCTGTAACTTCTAAAAAATCCGCAACTTCGTAGTAATCAGTGAATCCTTCATAATAAGCATCAATAATTTTACGCAAAGGGATAAGTGATTCATAACCCCAATTTCTCGCAAGTTTTTCTTGTTTTCTATCATTAACTGTATTTTGATTAACAATATTACCAACACTCAATTTATGATGTCCAATTTCCTCCGCTAAAGTGCAACGCATTTCAATATCATTTTGTTGAGGATTTACGAATATTCTACTATTATAATATAATCCTTTGTGAACTTCCTGCATATTTTTGTCTTCTATGATAGTTAGCTCTGGATATTGCTCTCTGTATTTATCTAACCACATAAATCCATCTCATTTCTTATTTATATTTTTGTTGAATGAAATCAATATACTCAAGAATTTTTTTCATATCTTCTTCTGTTGCGGATGGATCAATATGCGCGGCTAGTGTTGTCGCTTCTTGAGGGATGTCGTTGTCGACATAGGGGTTGTCAGTTCTTCCTACTAAGTAGTCAATTGATACATTAAAATAGTCGGCTACTTTTTGAAGTTTGTCTAAAGCTGGTTTTTGAGTTTTCCACCTGTATATAGAGTTTTCACCCATTTCTAATTCGCTAGTCAATTGTGAAATTGTTATTCCTTTCTTAGCAGAAAGTTTTTTTATTCGTTCAAACGTAGTCATATCAATACCTCACAGCATTATTGAATACAAACTACCGAAAAAGGTTGTAAAAATACTTTACAACTACCATAAGTGGTGGTAAGATATATTCATAAGCTAATTATTTAGCTAAACAAGACAACAAATAACCCCATAAAAATACTCGTTCCCCAACGATTAATGGCTTTTGATAGGCTTATTTAGCTATGGGTATATACTATCACTATTGGTTGTTTTTGTCAACATTATGCTAAATAATTAGCTAATAAGATAGAAAGGAGTGATGGGGAGGTGATGGACAAATGGAAGAAAATAACGAACAAACAATTTCCAAAATAATGGGAATTCTTATCAAAAGTGAGTTGAATGCATATGAAGTTATTGAACTACTAAGTAACGTGCAAAGCACATATCTGAAGAGAAGTTGGCACATCTCTATAAATAAAAAAGCGGACTAACAATCTGTCCGCCAATACGACAATCAATCATACATGTCTATTATTGTGATGATATTTGAGGTTTTTAAAAACAATGGTGTGTTGTGTTTAAAATCTCCATTTTGAAAAGTATAATCATGGTTTCTATATTTTAATTCATCATTACAATCGTGTCGTTTGATGCTTAAATATTTATATTCATTTAAATAATTCAACAAATCATAATAATAGTTTTCTCGCCAACTGTATCCACTGTGCTCAACTTCTACATTTGGAATGGAAGTATACATTGAAATAATGTCAAAACCATCTATTACTATACTTGTTCCATCCGCAATGCAGATTTTTAATATCATATCCATTTTATCACCTCGCTTTCACGATAAATTATAACACGTGAAAAACTAAACAAGAAAGGATAACAATAATGACTTTAAACGATAAAATCATATTTTACTTAATGGAAAACCCTAAAGCAACCAATTCAGATATCGCTAATTTCTGTGAAATACAAGAGAATCATGCAAAAGTAACCATTTCAAAATTGAAATCACGAGGGGATATTGAGGTTTCGGGACAAGGAGATAAACGTACTATCACCGTACTAAAAGAACCTGCTGTCAAATTGAACAAGAAAGAGCGGTACAATCGTCAATTGGACTTCTTAGAAGAGATTATGTTCTCAGATGTTGACCCAAAATATAGACTAGAAGCCTCGGCACAGCATATAAGATTATTAAACAAATTATAGAAAGGAGTGATGGAGAGGTGAACAAAAGATATTTAAAAAGAAAAAAAACCAACATTCAACAAATTGAAGTCGGTCTTTACAAAAATTATGAAATTAAAGCTAAGTATAGAGCACCGGAAATTGACCTAAGCAAAGTTAAAAGAATTGTCATAGTCTTCTAAAATAATTTAACGCCTCATCTAAAGCCTCTTGGAAGCCAGGAGTACCAATATTAGAAAAATAATCCCTGATTTCATCTTCGCTTTTGCTTTCTGTTGGGAAATTACCATCTAGTTGAACATCATGAGCTAGATCGCCTAAAGGACTATTTTCGCTAAGGTAATAAGTTATTAAAAAATCATAAAAAGTCATCTCAATCACCTCCAATCAAAAATAATTATATCACGTGAAAACCAAAACAAGAAAGGAGCAAAAACATGTCAGTAGAACATCAGCGTTTTGCGGTTGCAGTATACGCAAAACTAAAAGCAATAAATATGAAACAATCTGATTTAGCAAAAATGTTAGGTATTAGCAATCCTTATTTGTCAGATATTATCAATGGTAAAAGAGATGCGTTGAAAGTTAGAAAAGAAATTGCGGAAATTTTAGAAATAGATGTTGATTAAAATAGAAAGGAGAATAAGAAAATGGGTCGTCCTGTGAAAAATAAAAACAGGCATGTGAATTTCCTGTACGGTGTATGGACGTTAGAAGATTTTGCGCAAGCTAGTCCAAGAACTTACGGTTGGTGGTTAGATAACATTAAAGACTTTCCAGAGCTTGCAGAATTTAGTAACTGGGCTACAAAGAATCAACGTGAAGCGTGGGCATTCGATGCAGTAAAAGCGAATGATTGGCTGATTAAAAAATTTGTATATAAGGAGGTCTGAAAATGATTGATGAAGTCGAAATACTACTTGCTGAAATACGAAAATACGACCCAAATTACGTTCCGAAATCGGTTGGAAAATATTTGCTAGTTGAACTTCAATCAAGGCATTTAGATCATCAAATTAAATATAAGAAAAGACCTAAGTACAAGCATAGGTTCGCGAATTCGATTGAGCGGCATTGGTAAAAGAAAAACCCACAGATATAAATAGTAAGTTAGAGCTTACTAAAACTGTGAGTTACGAAATAATATTTAAATTAATTATATCACAGATGTGGAGATAAGAGAATGAAAAAATCAATCAAGAAACATGAAAATACATTATTAATTTATCTGTTTTGCTTACAAATCGGCATGTTTATATCAGTAATTTACATTTTACTCGGATGGTTTCAATTATTTATGAAATGAGGTATTTAAAATGAAAATATTACATTTTTTCGGGCTTGTAAGTTTTGATGAAAATGGAAATGAATATATTGAAAGAACAGATAGATATGCATTGATTTGTTTAGCTTTAATCGTATTAGTTACATTTGTTGTTTGTGTAAGTGGGTTGGTTGCAAATGGCTGAGTTAATAGTAATTGTTGCATTGATACTGTTATTTATGTTGATTTCAAGGAGTGATAGACAATGAACGTAGAAAATCCGCTAATAGTAGACGATTGCTGGGACGATGGGTTTCGACATTGAAGGAAATAATTTAAGTGAAATGGAGACCTACAAAATGATAAATAAAGTCATGCTTTTATTAATAATATTAGCAGCAATCTTTGGAAATATATATTTTTATATTATTAACAGGCAGTTGTCACTTACCTATTTGATTTATTCTCTTTTAATATGTACTGTTATGACTTTTCTATTATTTCTCGAATAATCGGTAATACTGATTGTTCTAAACAATTTGTTAGTAAATTTTAAGAAAAAAATAGGAGGTGTTTAAGTCAATGCAAAAAAAGCAGAATCATATGGAACTTATGGAAGAAATAAAATCAATAAAAAAGCTTTTAATAAAAACAAATAGCATAATTGCCGACGAGTTCGATTATGAAGAACATTTAATTGATTATATGGACAAACTTTTTTATGTTAACGCCGGCGCTCACCCTGACCAAATCTATCTTGTAGGTAAACTTAATGGCGGTAGAGAGCTTCATGTACCACTATATCGAAGTTAA